CTACACCATTTGCATTTGATAAAGAAGACAGTGAAGAAGAACACAAAGATTCAATAAAGAAATCAGCTGAAGTATTTGATTTTAAAATTTCAAAAGAAAAGCACAAGAATACAATACACGAAGGAAAAAGTTTATTCCATTTATTCCGTGATCATCCGGATTATACACCTGTACAAAAAATTGGAATTACTATCCGTGAGATTAATAAAAATTTAACAGAAATTGAAAAATTAATTAGTGTTGCGGAAAAATTTAAAAACGAAACAAGGACAGACAGTAAATTGTATTGGAAAACAACAAATAAGTTTATATCAAAAATAGATGAAAGAATATCAAGAATTTCTGATAAACTTAGAAACATGAGGTAAATATTATGGAAGATTGTACACGAATGGATATAATTAATGCAAGTAATTTTGAGAGAAAAAACTTGACTAAGAAATTGAGCAAGACACGAGTTACTAAGTCAGATGTGTGGAAACATGAATTAAAAGGTGCTTTATCTGATAATTGGAAAGAAAGTTCAAATGGTCTACATCTTACACTCGGAACTGATGAAGCAAAAACAAAAATTTTAATCAACAAAGACGACAGAACCAATTTATATGGATATTCAATTAGTTGCAACACATCTGTAAGTGGAAAAGGTTTCAGTTCAGTCGACTTAACAAAAACTCTTTTATCGGCAAGAAATAGTATAGACAATATAATCAAGTCACTAAAAAATGTTGGGTTGGCGTGTACACACGAAATCAATTTATTAAACTCTAAATCCACCCATACTAACCAAGGTGTGGAGGAGTATGTTACAACAGATACTATATCGAGAGAAGATACTGCTAGTTAAATTTATACGGACTTTGTCAAAATAGATATAAATATTTATTTTTAGATATATACTTATATAATATGACAAAGCAAGTTTTAGTATCAACAATGCCATTTGAGTTCAACAGAACTCAAATAAATGAAAGTATAGATAAAAACAACGGTAATCTAGTTGTACAGGGTATTTTGCAAAAAGCAAAAGAACAAAATCAAAATGGTCGTATATATAGTCGTGATCTTCTTGAACGAGAAGCAACTAAATATCAAGAACTTATAGACGATAAGAGAGCACTTGGAGAACTTGATCATCCAGAGAGCAGTGTAGTAAATCTTCAAAATGTAAGTCACAATGTAACAAAGATGTGGTGGGAAAACGACAACTTGCTTGGTACGGTTGAAGTTTTAAGCACACCTGCTGGTAATATTCTCCGTGAGTTATTTAAATCAGGAATCACTCTTGGTATTAGTTCACGTGGAATGGGAACAACTCGTGAGAGTGAGGGTAAAACAATGGTTAACGATGATTTTGAATTGGTCGCATTTGATTTCGTTAGCAACCCTTCAACACGGGGTGCTTTCTTGGAGCCAGTTGCGATGAACGAATCTGTGAATGTGGACAAAACTATTACCGCCGGTCGTGTTTGTACTAAGTTCTGTAATGTAGAGTCTATTATACATGAAATACTAGGAGAACTGGGAGACTCTGTAAAATGAAAAAATCGGAATTGAAAAAACTTATCGAGGATGTTATATCTGAAGAAATTAAAAAATATGAAGTTTCTGAAGATATATTAACTGAGTCATTATTTCATGATGAAAAAATGTCAAGTGAAGAAAAGCAAATTTCCAGTGAGAAAATAAATAAATTTGGAAATTACCAAAAGCATATCAATACAGAAATAAAGGATTTAGATATTGCAGAGGATGTGTGCAATATCATTTCATCTGCTTCAAAATATATGTTAAGTGAAACAGATGACTGGTTTGATGCAGTTAGTGTAAAAAGAAATCTATCAGAATTAAAATCACTTGCAAAACAATTTCATAAGACCGCAACCGAACGACAGGTATACACTCAACGAATGCAAGGACTATACGAGGATATGGGTAATATATTAAATAGATACTTTGAAATTTCACAGGAACATAACAATGAATAAACAACAAATTAAAAATCTTGTTCAAAAACAAATACTTGAAACAATTTCATTTAAAGGTGAAATTGAGGGAACACTAAATAAAAAAAGTCTTGGATTTAATGGATATGTCATAGAAAAAGTATTAGAAGGTACTGTTTCTGATGTAAATGAGTATGCAAAGCAAACCAATTTAAATTTTCATTCTTGTGAAGAGTCACGTTTTGGTGGTTATTACAAAGGAGAAATTGATGTTTATGATTTTATACCAAATCCTAAATTTTACGGAACTTTAATGGAACAGACCATGTCTGCGTATAAATCGTTTGAAAGAATTTCTGGTAAAAACAATGTAATTCTCAGTGAAACGAACGAATCATTTGTTACGGAACAGGTAGAAACTATTATTGAAAACTCTGATATTAATGAATTTACCATTCAACCAATTATTGAAAACATATCAGTTAAAAGAGCAAACGAAATGTTTGATCCAACAACATTTAGCAAGTTTGCCAACATCATCATTAAAGATGCGAGCAATAAAAGTGATTCATTAAATGAATTACATGAAAATGATATATCTCAGATTAGTTCTTTGGTAGTAAAATATATCGAAGAAAGTACAAATAAACATATCAATAAATTTGAGTATGATGATGAATCAATATTAAAAAACTACAATAAATTATTTGTTAGTAAAAATTTCTAAAACCTTAAAATATAAAATATTATGAAAATCACAAGAACTGAACTTAAAAAAATTATTAAAGAAGTAATATCCGAACTTGAATTGTTTGAGGGTCTTACCAAAGCACAAGAAAAACTTCCTGAACCATTAAAGAAAGCAATTCTTAAAAAACAAGAAGAATCAGATGAAAATTCCGATGACGAAAACATTGAAGAAGGTAACGCATTTGGAGCCGCAGTAAAAAATGCCCGTGAAAATGGGGAAGAAGAATTCGAAGTTGGTGGAAAAAAATATAAATTAAAAGAAAAAAAGGAAATCACCGAACAAGAAGACACAGAAGAATTTGTCGGTGAAGACGAACTAGAAGAGTCATCGTGTGATACACACGAAGAGGATGAGGAAGATGTGGAGGAAGGCAATGCTTTCGGTGCAGCTGTTACCCAAGCAAAAGAAGACGGAGAAGAAGAATTTGAAGTTGATGGAAAAACATACAAAGTTAAAGAGTCTTCCGATGATCAAAATAAAATCGAGATCGATGGAAAAACTTACAAGGCAAGTAAAGATTGGTCTACTTTAACTCTTTCGGAACGACTTAATCGCATTTTAGGAGACCGAAAAGTTATATAAATTTTAGTTTAAAAAATGAAAAAGAGAAGGTTTCTTCTCTTTTTTTTTAAATTTTTTATATATTTTTAAAATATTTTCATACGTAAGTATATATTTATTTTACAAATGCTTCCACATATATTGGAAACACGTCAAAAAAGTTTCATCAATTAGAGTTTTATAATAACTTTAGAACATAGGAAAAAAACAAAAATCATGAGTAAATTATTACAAGAAGCAATCGCAGACGCAAAAGCAGTCCGTGAAACAGCATTAGCCAATGCCCGTCTTGCTTTAGAAGAAGCATTTGCACCTCGTTTGCAAAGTATGCTTACAAAAAAGTTAAGAGAAGACGAAGAATTAGACGCAGAAGAATCTGAAGATTTAGATGCAGAAGATTCCATAGAAATCGAACCTGAAATTTCTGAAGAAGAAACAGAAGAGTCTGAAGAAGAATCTGCTGAAGAAGTCGAAGAAGGAAGTTATTCCGAAGAAGACGAAGAATCAGTTGAAGATGAAATCGAAGATGAACTTGAATCTGAAGAAGAATCTGAAGAAGAATCGGACGAGGAATCGGACGAGGAATCTGAAGAAGCAGACGCCGGTGCTGAAGAAGAACTTGAATTAGATGATGAAGCAGAAGACGAAGAATCTGACGACGAAATCAATCTCGAAAATATCATTAAAGAACTTGAAGCAGAACTTGAAATTAGTGAAGAAGATGAAGTTGAAGACGCAGAAGAAGTTGAAGCAGAAGAATCTGAAGAAGATGAAGAGTCAGTAGAAGAGCAATCCGACTCATCCGATATAGGAACGAAAGACAATCATGTCGATGTGGCAGATTGTGCAGATTGTGAATCAGGAGACCCTTCATTAACAGAAGAAGAGGCTGAAGACGAAGCAGAAGATATTGATGAAGAAATTGACATCGAGATTGTTGAAGAATCCGATGAAGAAGAATCTGAAGAATCTGATGAAGAGTCAATCGAAGAAAGTTCATGTTCAGAAGAAGACGAAGAAGAAGACGAAGACGAAGAAATCAATCTTGAAGAAATTCTCAAAGAACTTGAGGAAGAATCAAATATTGAAGAAGAAGTTGGAAATACCGATTTGTCTGAAATGAAAACAGAAAACGAAAAACTTCAAAAAGAAAACGATGAATACCGCAAGGTCTACAAATATTTGCGTGGTAAGTTGAATGAAGTGAATTTGTTAAATGCAAAACTTCTTTATACAAATAAATTGTTTAAAGAGTTCGCACTTGCAGAATCACAAAAATTAAAAGTAGTAGAAAGTTTTGATCTTACGAAGAATGTTCGTGAAGCAAAACTTGTTTACGCAACTCTTGGTGAATCATTCCGTTCAATCAACGAACAATCTGAAGAAAAAGTACAAAAATCTGTTGCAACTGCACCAAAAGCAAAAACAATAGAAAAAAAGTCAATTTCTGAAGGAATGGCATCAAAAGCAATAAAATCAACTAAACCATCCAAGCAGATTTTATCAGAAGGCAATGAACTTGCTAACCGATTCAAAAAACTTGCAGGGATAGTTTAATTTAAAAACTGTTAGAAAAAACAACAACTAAAATTCAAAAGGAAAAAATAAAATGAGTGAGATTAGTAAATTATTACAAAACAGTCAGAATCCACAACAAAAACTTATGGCAGAAACCCGTGGGTTAGTTTCAAAGTGGGAAAAGACTGGTTTATTAGAAGGTATCGATACAGATACAGAAAAAAGTGGAATGGCAATTCTTCTTGAAAATCAGGCAAAGCAATTAATTGATGAAGGTTCACGTACAGGAACATCTTCTGGATCAGAAGAATGGAGTGGAGTAGCACTTCCTCTCGTTCGTCGTGTATTTGCAGAAATCGCTGCGAAGGAATTCGTTTCGGTTCAACCAATGAATCTTCCATCAGGATTGATTTTCTATTTAGACTTCAAATACGGAACAGCACAATCACGTCAAGCAAGTGGTAGTTTGTTTGGTGGTTCTGGAGCAACAAAATCAACTGACAAAGCAGAAGGTGGTCTTTACGGAGCAGGTCGTCATGGTTATTCTCTTAACGACCAAACAGTTGCTATCACAACTGGTCAAGAAGTTGGAGTTGACGTTGCAACTGACGCAGACCTTGACGGTGTTCGTGCATTTAAAGTTGTAGACGGAGGTGGAGCAGAAACTTCTCTTGACGGAGACAACAAAGCAACTGCTGACGGAACACTTCATTATCATGTCGCAACAACAGACATCACACGTGGTGACTTTGAAGCAGCTGACGATGCTACCGAAGGTGCAGTAACAGGATCACAAGATGCTGGTATCCCTGAAGTTAACTTGGAACTTAAAAGTGAACCAATCGTTGCAAAAACACGTAAGTTAAAAGCAGTGTGGACACCTGAGTTGGCACAAGACCTTAATGCTTATCATAGTATTGACGCAGAAGCAGAATTAACATCACTTCTTTCCGAGTATGTTTCAATGGAAATTGACTTGGAAATTCTTGATATGCTTATCGTTAATGCTGGTACCGTTGATGCAACTGCATTTGACGCAACCGCTGGATTACAAGGTGGTGAAACTCAAGGAACATTGTTCCAGAAACTCGGAACAAAGATTCAATCAATGAGTAACAAAATTCATCAATTGACTCTTCGTGGTGGTGCAAACTTCCTCGTATGTTCTCCACAAGTTGCTACCGTTCTTGAGAGTATCCCAGGATATGCAGCTGATACAGACGGAAATCAGTCTCAGTTCGCAATGGGTGTTACCAAGGTAGGTGCATTGAACAATCGTTTCCAAGTTTACAAGAACCCATACATGACAAGTGGTGACGTTCTCGTAGGTTTCAGAGGTGCAAACTTCTTAGAAACAGGTGCGGTTTATGCTCCATATATCCCATTAATTCAAACACCATTGGTATACGATCCAGTGAACTTCACACCACGTCGTGGGGTTATGACTCGTTATGCTAAGAAAATGGTACGTCCTGAATTCTATGGTAAGATCTCTGTTAATAACGCAGATAAGATTTAATCTTAGAGCAAACGATCAAAAATTTAAAGAGAGGTTCTTCGGGACCTCTCTTTTTTTATTCATAATTAAAATACTTAATATATTTCTTTATCATATTTATATTCATGGAAAACAACGAAGAATATGAAGAAGAAACCCAAAGTCCCAATGATAAAATGCATGAACTTGAAAGAGTTCGTTGGGACGGTAAAACATCATCACCAATAGGAAAAACTCCGTTTGGGTTTTTTGATAATGATGTTGAATTTGTGTCCTTTGCTCCAAAGGCCGCAGCTTGGGCTGCAACTCGTCTTGGTTTTCCCATCGTGGATGTTGAAATGATAGATGTTCAATTTTATGCTTGTTATGAAGAAGCAGTAACTGAATATAGTGCTCAAATAAATCAATTCTCAATTAAGCAAAATATGTATAGTTTACGTGGTACATCTACAAGTGTAAATTTAACTACATCTGTTTTACAAACTCAACCATTACCATTTTATTTAAAATTGTCCGAGGCATATGGTGCTGAAGTGGGGGCAGGTGGAAATGTTGATTGGAGACGGGCAGGCCTTGAAGTCAAACGGGGTGTTCAAACATATGATTTACAAGGAATGTTTAATTATTACTATGAAGACCCACACACCGGTGAAAAAAAGTTAGAAAAAATAGAAGTAAAAAGAGTATTTCACGAACCACCTCCGAGTATAAATAAAATCTATGACCCAATGTCCAACTCTGGTATGTCTGCATCAAATATGCTAAGTGAATTTGGTTGGAGTGGTATGTCACCAAAAGGTACTCAGTTTTTATTAAGACCAATCAATGAAGATTTACTTCGTTTACAGGCAATTGAATTTAATGAACAGATAAGAAGAAGTGCTTATAGTTTTGAATTAATTAACAATAAACTTACAATTTTTCCAATACCAACTAAAGATTATACTTTATATTTTGATTATGTATTTAAAAGAGAACGAGATATAGCCGCAGTTCAGGGTTATGTAGATGCTGATGAATTTAATGTTATGCCGAAAACTCAAACGGAAGTTACCGAGGAAACGACCGAGCAAGTGGTTGTTGATAATACACAAACTGGTTTAAATGATGGAACACCTAAATCATATGACTCAGGTTTATCATATTCGTCTTCCGATGCAATTACGGATGTAAGTAATGCACCATATCAATTTCATAGTTTTTCCACAATCAATGATGTTGGGAAACGTTGGATTATGAAATATTACTTGGCATTGTGTAAAGAATTATTGGGTTCTGTGCGATCAAAATATCAAAGTTTACCAATACCAGGTGGAGAAACATCATTAGATGGAGATGCACTAAGATCAGAGGCTGCCACCGAAAAAGAACAATTAATAACAGAGTTAAGAGAAGATTTAGAAGTCACAAGTCGCAGTACAACAAGTGAGTCGTTAAATCAAATCTCTGATAACTTACAAGAAAATTTAAGAAAAGTACCAAACTTTTTGTATATAGGATAAAAAATGTCAAGATCACGAGGAAGATACTTTTCAAGAAGAGATGTTCGTTTAATGAATAGTCTTTCCGGTGAATTAATGCTTGATATAATAGAACAAATAATTATTTTATTTAAAATAGATACATCACACACACATGAAAATGTATATGGTGAAAGCATAAATAAATTTTATTATCCTGGTATTGAAACTTCTTGTTTAGTTGAAACGAATCCAGAAACCACGAGTTATGAAGGATTTGGACCTGATGTAAAAAAAGGAGTTATATTTCGTTTTCATCAAAAATTATGTGAACTTAAAGGATTTTATCCTGAAAATGGTGACATTATATTTTGGGAAAATTCTTATTTTGAAATAAGTGCAATTACTGAAAATCAATTTTTAGGTGGTCAACCAGAAAAAAACTTTAGTTTATTGTGTAATGGTCATCTTACGAGATTAAGCAAACTTAATATATCGGAAAGGAATTTATAGTGGGAAATTTCAATTCAGTTAATAATCCATTTATTACATTAAGAAATTTGTCGACTAATAAAGACGAATTTACAAGTTCTTTGGGTAAATTACCACCAAATTTAGATAATAATCAACAATTATCAAATATCAAACAATCTAAGTCTTCGGATTATTCTGATAACCGTGCCGAGAAAATGAGAATGGAAAATACTTCATTTAGTGATTATTCTATAACTTTACTTGATATTGATAATATATTGTATGACTATTTTGTAAAAGTAATAAAACCCGAAGTAGTTGACACGGGTGGGTCACTTGTAACAGTTCCTGTTCGTCATGCTTCACCTGAACGATGGAGTGCAATTCAAAATGATGGTTTTTTTCGTGATACAAAGGGACAGGCACAAAGGCCAATGATTATTTTTATAAGAACGAGTGTAACTAAAGATGATAACTTTTCACCAATCAATAATCAATTAAGTGTTCCGTTTGTTAAAAAGTTTGATTCAAAAAATATGTATGACCGATTTAGTTTGTTAAACGATGTAAATAAAGTTTACCAAGTTCATAATATTACATTCCCAGACCGTGTTGATTTAACTTATGATTTTACCATGTCAACGGAATACGTTGAACAGATGAATACTCTTGTAGAAAAAATAACATTTGCAAGTGATGACTACTGGGGTGATCCATCTGGATTTAAATTTAAAACTAAAATAGATAGTTTCTCTAATTCGGTTGAATCTGCCGAGGGGGAAGATAGAAATGTGACTACCACATTTAGTGCAACTGTAAATGCCTTTTTATTACCTGAGATATTTGATAATAAAACTACATCTAAACTTTCTCTGACACCAAGAAAAATTGTTTGGGGTGTAGAATATGATAAAAATAGTTCAAGTTTTAAAAATGAACATTTAAATAATACAAGCACAACTGGTTTGAAAAATATTATATTAGATAGAAAAACGCAAAATGTATTTATTAACAATACCGAAAACAAATATGAACTTCGTCTTCAGATGGATGAGGAGTTTTATACGATAGAAACAGAAGAGTCACAATTTTACATAACAACTAAAATAAATGAAAATGAAGATGAAGTATTTGTGTGGGATTATCTTGGAAATGAAATTCAGTTAAAACCAAGTGAAATATACGAACAGACTATAAATGCTGAATATAAATTGAATATAGAAGTACATGAATCATCTGTTCAAATAGTGAAAATTAATTTAGTAAAACTTTAAAATTATTTATACTTGATTTTTTGTTAATTATTACATATCATTAATTTGATGGAAAATAAAATAGAATTAAGTAAAGATGAAATATCTGAAATTACGAGATTAAACTCCGATTACCAACAAATCGTATTATCACTAGGTGAACTTGAAATTGAAAAAAAGCAACTTAAAGACAAATTGTCAAATATTGAAAATTTAACAAGTGAAGCACATACCGATTTTAATGACATAACAAAACGAGAAATTTTATTTAAGGAACGTTTGTTTGAAAAATATGGTGACGGTGAAATAGATGTACAATTTGGGGTATATATTAAAAAATAATTACTATTTGTCTATAAATATTAAACTTTGAAAATTTTTAGGAATATTTATTCTAAAAAAGGTCAAACTTTAATTATACAATACATAACAACCCAAACAGGAGAATCCAGAAATGGCAGAACGAACAATTAGTCCAGCAGTTTTCACGAATGAAATCGATTCATCACTTCTTTCACAAGGAGTTCAAAATATAGGTGGAGCAGTTGTTGGTCCTTTTAACAGAGGTCCCGCATATGCACCAACCATCGTAACTTCAGCCGCAGAGTTGGAAGATTTATTTGGCACAGCAGATGGTGATTATTATCAACCATTTACTGCAAGTGAATATTTACAACAACAAGGTGTGGTAACAATAGTACGAGTCGGATCACTCGGTGGATATGAGCAGAAAGATGCACTCATTATTAAAGCAACGGTAGAATCAGTAGATGACGAAAAATACGAAGCATACTACGGATTGGAAAGTGGCAGTTGTCCAGTTGAAGTCGGTGACGATAGTGTTATCGGTGTCTTAGCAAATGCTTTGATTGTTTCTCCTGGTGGAGAGTCAATTGTAGACCTTAGTGGTTTCCGTGGTTCTGAGGTCGACTCATTAACTGATGTAATGTTTTATTCTGAAACTGAAGATGCTGATGGAAATACCGTTGTTAGTTCAAATCTTCGTTCAACACTTAAATTAAGAACTACCGATGAAGACGGAGTTGTTCAAAATGTTGGAGATAAAGAAGACGAAAACGGAAATGAAATTCCTAGTGATTATGCGTTCTCACTTGATCCACGTGATCCTGATAGTTTGCATAATGTATTTGGTAGGGCTGCTAAGAAAAATGTAGAACCTGCATATTTCCATTGCTATTTTGAAAACGAACAAGAAAGAATATATGCAAATGTATTTGCAGGTGTAACTTATCGTTTAAGTTGTGATGTAGAGGCTGCGATTGGTGAAGGAGAAACAATGCAGTTTCAAAATACTACTCTTAATGCAGAAGGTGAAGAAGAAGTTGATTTGTCAACATTCGGTGAAGGTGGTGAGTTTGCGTGTCGTCCAGCAGTAACACCTTATATTCAGTCCCAAGAAATTAGTGGACGTAGATACGACTTGTTTAGAGTTTATACTCGTAATATGGGAACAAGTGCAAATCGTGAAATCAAAATTGGTATATATAATGTCAGAACTCCTGGTAGCATTTCTGGTTCGGATTATGGTACATTTAGTTTGGTTGTTCGTGGATTTCTTGATAACGACAAAACCCAAAATGTAATTGAAAACTACGATGCTCTTACACTTGACCCACTTAGTCCTAACTTTGTCGCACGTGTAATAGGTGACCGTTTTACAACAATTGACTCACGTGGTAAAGTAACTGAGCACGGTGACTATGGAAACTCAAGTCGTTGGATTCGTATTGAATTGAATCCTGATATGGTTGCTCCTGCAAATGCAATGCCTTATGGTCATGCTTCATATATGTCACCAGTAGGTGGACTTGAAGTTCCACAACCTATTTTCAGTCATGTTTCTCAATATGAAAGAAATCCAGGTCGTTACTTTAATGGTGCGGTATTTACAGAAGATACACCAGATGGTATTTTAGATATGCCACGTTCTCAGAAAGACACTTTTGAACTGTTTGCTCCGATCCCTAATGATGCTGGAGAAGCAGGTCTTGGATATTACATGGACAAACCCGGATCATATAAAGAGGAAGTCGATGGAGTAGTTGAAGAATTTGCCGTTAGTGCTATTGATACAAGTCCTTCGGTTTCTGAAGAAATTGAAACAAGCAAACTTAGAAGATTCTTGGTTGGTTTCCAACAAGGATTTGATGGCCATGCTCCTGGACATCCTATTAATACAGGGAAAAATATTTCTCCTTCTAATGTACAGGGTCTTGATTGTTCTGGACGATTTTCATCCGGGACACAAGGTTATATTCGTGCATTTCAGGCATTAAGCAATCAGGACGAGTTTGATATTAACTTGCTCGTAACACCTGGATTGAGTCTTGATCTTCATAGAACTGTAATTAATCGTGGTGTTGATCTTTGTGAAACCCGTGAAGATTGCTTCTATATCCTTGATTGTGTAAGTGCTCATAATCAACCAGGTCGTGTAGACGATGCAGTTTCACAAGCATCTACACTTGATTCAAACTATGCGGCTACATATTATCCTTGGGTTAAGATCATTGATCCGGCAACTAACCGTATTGTTCCATATCCTCCGAGTGCATTGATGATGGCAGTATATGCTTCTAATGACCAACGTTCTGCTGAGTGGTTTGCTCCTGCCGGACTTAATCGTGGTGGAATTGAGTCAGCAGTATCTGTTATGGATAGATTAAACTTTGCTGAAAGAGATACACTTTATGAAGGTAAAGTTAACCCAATCGCCGCATTTCCTGGTCAAGGTATTGTTGCTTTCGGTCAGAAAACATTGCAAAGAAATGCAAGTGCATTGGATAGAATTAATGTAAGACGTCTTCTTATCAACCTTAAGAAGTTCATTGCAAGTTCTGCACGATTCTTAATTTTCGAGCAAAATGTAACCGCAACACGTAATCGTTTCTTGGGTATAGTTAATCCTTATCTTGAAAATGTACAACAAAGACTTGGATTGTATGCTTTCCGTGTAATTATGGACGAAAGTAATAATACTGCGGATATGATTGACAGAAACATTATGTATGGACAAATTTTCATCCAACCTGCACGTGCAGTTGAGTACATCGTACTTGACTTTAACGTTCAGTCAACTGGAGCATCATTTGGTGCATAATTTGTAATTGTAAACAAAAAAAGAAAAAAGACCCTCTGTTTAGAGGGTCTTTTTTTTGTGATCATATATATTTATAGCTATGACAATGACATTAACTGAGATTGTATCTGAAATTCAATATAATGAATTTTGTAAATTTGTTGATTCAATTAATATTACGAACGAAACAAACTTGAATGAAATTGCAATTCCATCGTCTTTGAAAAAAATATGGTCTTTCGTAAAAGAACTAAAAGATTTGGTGAAAGTAAAGTTACTAGATTTAGTAAAACTTTTTAAAAATAAAATAGTTTTTAAGTTTTTTGCTAAGATCAAATTTAGTATGACAAAGTTGTTTTCAATTGTTAAAGCAGGATTTAAAGCATATAAACAAGTTATTAAAGCAATTGGTGAATATATTGCAAGTACAAAGGTAGGACGATGGACTGAAGATAAATTAAAAGACTTAGATGCATTCCTTGCCAAGCATCCAAAAACAAAAAGAATAGCAGGATTGGCAGTTGCAGGTATATTAATTTATATTTGGTTGAATATGACATTTACAGGAAATGCAGATTACGACTTTGATATGGGGGATATGATTATGGCACTTGGTGGTGGATTTACATTGTCTACACTATTCGCAGGACCTGAGGGCATGGCGTTGCTAACATTGTTTGCGACTGGTGTTGTTGGGTTGTCCTTTCCATGGCCAGGACCTCAACATATTCAATTTGTAGGAGCAGTATTATATGGGTCTGCTAAACTCGTTGGACAAAAGTTAAGAAAAGAAAAATAAATATGTATATTTTCGTTTATTGTAAATAATTATTATTAGATGAAAAAACAACTTTTCAAAAATTAATCACATATTTATAGAATATAATTTAAACACAAAAACTGGAGAAATAAAATTATGGCACAAGTAGTTGAAACACAGGAAATGTTCTTTACGGCATTTGAACCGAAGACACAAAATCGTTTTATCATGTACATCGATGGTCTTCCATCTTATCTTATTAAAGCAACGGCACGTCCGAATCTTGCTATTGACGTTCAAACAATTGATCATATCAATATTAAACGCAAACTTAGAGC